CGTGTTAGCTCGTCTGCTGTAGTAGGAGTAGCGGTAGACGTAATAGAGTTTGTACCTAGTACAATATTACCCGTCATAGTACCGCCAGACAGGTTTAGTTTAGTGTCTAGCTGTCCTTTGTTTACAGCGTCTCCACTAGCAGTGCCATCAGCAAGGCCTGTAATCTTGCTCGATCCCATAGCAATAGCACCGGTCATAGTGCCGCCTGCCAAAGGCAGTTTAGTTGCTATGGAGTTAGTAATTGTAGTTGAAAAATTAGCGTCGTCGCCTAAAGCAGCTGCTAATTCATTTAATGTATCTAGCGCAGCAGGGGCTGAGTCAATTACATTAGCTACTTGAGTATCGACGTATCCTTTAGTGGCAGCGTCAGTGCTTGCGACAGGAGCGCCGAGGTCTGTAAGGACAGCAGTATTAAAATCTACAGTTCCGTTTAATACAAGGTTGTTTAAGGTTGTTGTGCCGCTTGAAGCGGTGACGTTACCTGTCAAGTCGCCGGTGATGTTACCGGTTACGTTTCCGGTTAGATTGCCGGTTACATTGCCCGTCAGCGGGCCTGAGAATCCTGTATTTGCAGTTATGTTTGTGCCTGTGATGGCAGAGGGCGTTGTGCCGCCTATAACGATACCGTTGACTGTACCGCCAGTAAGAACTGCATTGCTTGAAGATAGGTTACTGTTAGCTGTTACAGTACCTGTAGCTGTAATAGTTCCAGTAGTAATTGATGAGGGGTTAGTACCCAGTTCTACAATAGTAGAAGAAGCATTCTCTGTAAAGAGACGCTTATCTGTTACATTAACCGCTAACTCGCCCTGAACTAAGTCTGATGTCGATGGGACAGCTGAGGCGGTAGAGCTGTTCTTCGTAATGATAGTCGTAGTCATGTATCTACCTTAATAAACCTCTGAATTAAAAACAGGGGAGGCTCCGAAGAACCTCCCCAGTTAACTTAGTCCTTACGCGTTAACGTTAAGGATAAAACCACCTTCTGGGCGAAGAACCTTCACACCATACAGATGATCAGCAGTGTACAAGTTAGAAAGCCATTCTTGCTTGTACTGAGTCTGAGAACGAACACCCATCTGCTCAGCAAGAACAAAAGCGTCCCTGTGGAGAAGAAGCGCTGCTTTCAGATCGTTGGTGTTAGCAGTGTTATCCCCTGCGGCTTCAGAAGTAGCGCAGTTAGTAGATACGTAAATGTCAACACCGTAGATGTTACCAATCAAACCGTTCTGTACAGGCTGACCACTTACGAAGTCAGAAGATACATAACGATCAACACCCATGATAGCGTTACGCAGTGAAGGAGGAATAACAAACGAACGATTGTCGAAAGGCACGTCGTTGTCGTCCATCTTCTGCAACAAAGCACGGAAGCCAGCGTCTGTGAAGACATCGCTAGCAGTTACCGTGTCTGCGGCGTATGCGGTCAGGCCAGTAGAGGCGTCAACGTAGTAAGAAGCAGTGTTAACATAAGTACCGCTTGCATTACCAAGATTGACAGCCAAACCATGCAGGTCTGAGTCTACTTGCTTAGCCAGAGCATAACCAGCGTCTGTGGTATAGAACTGACGGAGTGAAGACAGAGCCTGTACGTCGGTGATGTCTTCGATCAGTCGTGAGTATTCAAAGTGCTTGTCAATTACGACTTGTACTTCGCTCTCAGTAGCGTTCTGGATGCTGACTGCTGTGTTAGCAGACTTAGCAGTCGCCGTACCACGAACGGGAGCAGGAATATGGACAGTATCGCCCTTCTTACCTACCATGCTCATTTTCTTGACGAGTGGCGCGAGTACGAGTGAATTTTCGTAGGCCGCGATAACCTCGTCCGACCAAATTTCTGGGATAAAAGTAGCTGCGCTAGTGTTATCCACAGCATTGGTCATATCAGGGTATACAGACTTAGTAGTCATAATAATCTCTTCCTATAAATGATTATTTGACCCTTCCTTCGGCATAAGCCCTCATTATCTCATCCTGAAGAGCTTCGTACCGACTAGGGTCGTTACGCATTAGTTTAATAATGTCTGCTCTGCGGAAGATTTTCTTACCCTTCTCACTACTGCCAGAAGCGTTTCCAGTAGAAGCGTTCCTAACTGTATTGGCCCTGCTTTGCTTTTCTACGCTAGCCGTCTGAGTTACCAAAGCCTTTCGATCTTTCCAAAGGCTAAAGATTTCATCAGCTGCTTCGTAGTCATAGTTACGATCAGCCTCGGACAATAACTTAGTCCTAAAGCTGCTTTCTTTCACCCAATTCAAGAAGGCTTCATCCTGTAAGATTTCCTTCATGTCAGGATGCTTCTGCGTCAGTATGTTCTGAGCAGCAGACTGCTTCATGGTTATCGAAGCCTTTTGAGCCTCTACAACCGCTGGGTGTTTCTCAATCGCTTTCTGAATAGCTTTCTCAGGGTCAGAGAAATAATCAATCTCTTCCTCATCGACAGTTTCTTCTCTTTTGGATTGAGACATTACAAACTCGTCTACAACCTTCCGTAGCTCGCCTACCTCGCTAGACTGCCTTCCTAGAAGCTGTTCAGCCTCTTGGTGCATCTTAACGACTTCAGCGATAGACTTACCCTGATACTTGTCGGGGACGTCTGGTGCTTCTTCTACCGGCTCTGTAGTTGTCTCCTGTACAGGAGCTACAGTATTTTCCAGTGTTGGTTGAGACTCCTCTGATGCTTCCACATCATCGTCTTCATGTCGTCCAGTGTCAATTAGTGTAGCCATTATTACTCCGTGATCTAATCATTATGGAGAGTGGTAAAGCAGCGTGGTTACTCGCCGTTCTCTTTACGCTCTTGTTGTATCTTTTGCTGCCGGTGCTTAGCCCACTTCATTGTAGCATCTGGAAATGCTCCAGACAAAGGGTCTAAGGAACTGGCAACAGCCGAGACAATTCTAGTTGCCTTGCCTTCGCAAGTTGAACATACTGCTTCCCTGATCTCTTCGTCAACATAGCTATCAGTGACGTGTCCATCAGGACAGATGAACTCATAAATTCGTCTAGCCATTGGCTGCTTCCTCGTTATTCTTGACAGTTTCTTCAAGATTGAGAATTGAGCCAATGATATTTAGTTGTCCTTTACGAAATTGAAGGTCTAAATCGTCTTTAGTGCTCAGTACTGAGTTTATGATCTTAGCGTTGTTTTCTAGCTCCTCTAGCAGAGACTTCCAGCCGTCTGTAGTGAACATCATACGCAAGTCTTCATAGTACTTTTCGTCGTCTGTCATGTCATTCTCCTTGTTGGTGACATTTTCCTTGACTTTAACTAGCTTTTATGCTAATCTTATAATTATATCTTATTATAACATATTTTTTAGACTTTGTCAAGTCTTTTTAGCGGCTCTTTTGGCCGGTTTAGGGGGTTCTAGAGCTTCAATCTTCTTTTCTAGCTGCTTGATGCGATTATTAGCCTTATCGAAGGCTTTATTTACCTGATCTACGAGGCCTTCCAAGTCCTTTGTGGTTACCATCCTCATTAAAACGCTCCTCTCTTGGTGTTTTCCTTGTCTACTTCAAGACCCAAAGCCTTTTCGTCCAGAGCCAGCTTAGCGATCTTCATCTTACGGTCAAATTCCTTGTCTGTATCGTCAGACATGCCGTTAAGAGCCTTAATACGGTCAGTTTCAAGCTCCACAGGTACGCCACGAGCCTCAAGAGCGATCTTCTGTGCTCTAGCCTCGCTTTCAGCGGCTTGTCCATTAAGAGCATTAGTCTGACTAGCTTTAAAGGCCTGCTCTGCCTGACGAGCCTGCTCAGCCGCCTGCTGCTGCTCTGGAGATGGCTGCTGTGCTTTCATCATGGTTTGTATCAAATCTTCACGATTATTGATGTTCATGTTGTCAATAATACTCTGTAGCAGGATAGGATACACAGGATTCTCAGGCCCAGTGGTCTGTAGAAGCTGTACAAGCTGAGTTACTTGGTACTCACGGGCTACGATACCCAGAGTAGAGGTGACATTAAACTCATAGTCCCCAGCTGGGAAGTACTCAGGCTCAAACTGCATATATCGCCACGCAGCTTTCTGTACAAACGGGATCAAAAAGGACTCTTGGAAGTTTACAAGAGTACGCTTTTGGCGCTTGATGATACTGCCCATGCTCATAGAAGAGCCAGCAGAAGTAGGCCCACCGCCTCCAGCAGCTGTCTGAGCGGAGTCTAGACTGCCTGTAGAAGCCTGTACCATGCGTTGTAGAGCTTCTGCCTGTGCAAAGCTGATCTGGCTGACGTTGCCGAAGTTAAACGGATGCAGCACCTCTCGTGGGTCGCCGTTTGTCAGCAGTAGTTTACCTGCCTTGACCTCTGGCTTAGTGCCTCTTGGCATACGAGTAGCGTCCATAGCCAGCATTGGGTGGATGGTGAGAGCAAGAGCGTCTATACGTGCTCTGATTTCACTGTCCAGAGCCTTCTGGGAGTTATAGCCTTTCTCACAAACACCCATCCCCCAAAAACGACTAGGCACACAGTCCCATGAGAAGGCCACCACGGGACGATCTTCCATCATGTAAGGGTTCTTCTCAGCCTTGAGCAACTGGCCGTTACCGAGCACCACAAGAGCTTCTACGTAGTACGAATCACGACCCTCGTCTTCTGTCTCGCTGTCGAGGCCGTCTACGCCTTCTTCTTCGCCTGCTGCTTCAAGCAGATGCCGTGGAACCAGACCATAATACTTAGTAAGACGTACTTTGTCTGTAGGCTCGTCAAACAGCTCCTGATCAGGCTCTATGTCCAAGTCTGGAGCAGCTTCGCCTATGTAGGTTTGCTTGTAGACTCCTTCTTCTTGCAGTATCTCCACCTGATGACGGGATACAAACTGGTCAATAGCCACGCCGAGGGCTTCTTCAATAGAGGTTGCTACAGGGTCTATCAGGAAGTTCTGGGGCTGGATAGGACGTAGCCTTACGCTTGTCTTGTCACGTACCTGCACGCCCACAGCCTGCATAGTACCTTCCATAATAGACTCTGTAGCAGGTACTAACTCTTTATTGCTTTCG